GAACGACAACGTGGGGAATACGAACCCGGTCTACGCCACGGAGAGCGATAACTATCTCGGCCGGATCGACTGGCCCGCGATGCAAGATCTCGGCGGCGCATCCGAAGCCGAAATCGGTGCGGATGGTCTTGTGGCTGGTATGCCCAAGAGCTTCGTCTGCGTGGATGGCGATGATGCGATCTACGGCGTGCTGGTCATCCGCTCGGCGGCCCACACGCCGACGTCAGGCGCGAAGTTCCGCGTCACGCTGACGGTTGAGCCTGACTGATGAGCTGGGAGCAGCTCAGCGCCATCCTTGAGACGCATCGGAATAACGTGCGCGAAGAGGCGTCATCCCCGCCGACGGCTTGCCCGATTGATGGGGCAGCCCTAGAGATCCGGGGGGACGGCGTCCGGAACTGCCCGATGGGGAACTATACCTGGGGAGGCTCTACGAAGTAGGCGGGCTGCAGAATTGAATCACGGCGTTTCAATCGCCTAGAAAGCACGGTGAGACGGGATGCCCAACTGGTATGCGGGCCGCAGCGCGGTGAAGCGCGCGACCGCGACGGACACTGGCACGACGCGCGATCCTCAGATCGATCGCGCCATAGAAGCCGCGAGCCGGGAGATCGACCGGTGGACGCGGCGATTCTTCATTCCAAGGACTGAGACACGGCTCTATCGCTGGCCTCCGACCCAGTACGGTCGGTCGTGGCAGCTTTGGCTTGATCAGGATCTCATTGCCGTGACGACGCTCAAGTCCGAGGCGCAGGACACCTCGCCGACGACTATCGCATCGTCTGACTTCTTTGTTGAGCCGAATAATCAGGGTCCGCCCTACGACCGCATCGAGATCGACCAGTCCTCGAGCGCCGTCTTCCAAGCTGGCGATACGCAGCAGCGGTCGATCTCGGTCCTGGGCCGCTGGGGCTACTCGGAGGACACGCTCGGCGCCGGGACCGTCAGCTCGGGGCTCTCATCGGACGCAACCGCCACGGAGATGATCGGGTCCGACGGGAGCCTCATCGATGTCGGCGACACGTTGCTGATCGAGACTGAGCAAGTCTTCGTCACCGAAGTTGCGAACGCAGCCGTTGGGAGTGAGCTCATCGATGGCGCGCTCACGAAGGACAAGGGCGAGGTCGCGGTGACGATTGATGATGGGACCGAAGTCTCTGCCGGCGAAGTCATCCTCATCGAATCCGAGCGGATGCTGATCGAGAGCATCAGCGGCAATGTCCTCACGGTCGTGCGGGGTTTCGACGGCAGTGCCGTGGCCGCTCATAACAACGACACGGCGTTTCACGCCTTCCGGACGTACACCATCGTCCGGGCGGTGAATGGGACGACGGCGGCCACGCACGCGAACGGCACGGCCGTCTCGAGGTACGCTCCCGAGGCCGATATCGTCGCGCTATGCGTCGCGGAGGCCACGAGGATCATCCATCAGGAGCGGAGTGGCTGGGGCCGAACGATTGGCCCCGCCGGCGGCGCGACGGTCCCGAGCGGCCAGGGACTCGATGAGCTGCGGTCCGCCGTCTACGGCCACCTCACCCGCGTCCGACAGGCGGCGATTTAATGAGGCGCCAACGACGATCGACCGATCGCCTGAGGTTCGCGCTGCGTGGGTGCCCGAAGTGCATGGGAGACCTCGTGCTCTGCGAAGGTGAGACAAAATGCCTTCAATGCGGTTGGGCGGGCCTGACCGCGTTAGGGATCGGTGTGGATCGCGTCGGCACGCGCCGGCCTCGGATGGTAGCGGCATGAGCGTCGAGCTTCTCGTGAGCGGGCCGCTGTTCCGAGGCCAACCTGGGAGGGTCATTCAGCGCGGTGTGAAGAACGCCATCCAAGAACTTGTCGAGAAGGGCGAGGAGAGGCTGGCAGAGATGCTACGCCCCCGCCCCAGCGGCGTGTTCCTATCCGTCTCGGAGGCTCGTCGGGGCCATGCGAGCACCGGGAACTATCGACGCAATATCAGTTCACGCGTCTCAGGCATGCATGCAGTGATCAGCGACGGGGGCGTCGTCTATGGCCCCTGGCTCGAGGGCGTCGGCTCCCGAAACGCTGTGACCAGATTCAAGGGCTATGGATCGTTCCGGCGCGTCGGTCAGTGGTTGAACACCCAGAAGCTCCGCGTCTTCGGTCGGCACATGGCCCGGGCAGCTCGGGATCTGAACTGATGGCGATCTTCACCCTGGGAAACACGATCAAGGCGGTCGAGACGGTAATCAGCGCCAGTGCCGAGTTGGGCGGCTACATGATGGGCGAGCCGAAACAGCCGCCCGATACAGGGACGAAGCCCTACGGTGCGCTCACGGCTAAGAGCAGTGACGTGCTCCTTGTCTTCGCTGACATGGGAACCCGGCAGTCGCACATTCTCAATCTGCGGCTCTACCTGGACGCTCTCTCGGAACCTCAAGAGAATACAGAGCTGGAGCTGATTGATGCTTCCGAGAACCTCCAAGCCGAGCTTCGGAAGGACTCCACATTCAACAGCACGGTGATGAAGGTCGACGCAGCAGGAGAGGGCGGTACGACCATGAAGGCTGACTACGGGTATGTGGAGATCGGCGGCAAGTGGTTTCGCATCGCGGATATCACCGTCCCGTTCATCGTCGACGACAGTACAGCGTAGGAGGGAGCGATGAACTACAAGGTCTTGAATCCTAGAGGAATCCCCGAAGGCGTCCACGTCATCCGCGTCGGCGAGAAGGTCTGGCTCGAGGGCGCGATCATTCGAGCGCCTGGCGATATAACTGCGGAACAGGCGAAAGACTACGTGGGGCGCGGGCTCCTGGAGGTGAGCAGCAATGGCTAAGAAATCGCCGCTGACGATGGGGCTCTACATCGACGGCCATGACATCAGCGGAGACGTTGGCGCGATCAATCAGATCGCGAGCCCCCGCAGCGTCCAAGAGGTCCCCAACCTGGCGGCGTCCTCGATGGCCCGCCTCTTGACCCTGAGCGATGGATCGCTCGGGTTCCTGTCTTATTTCGATGACGGGACTGAGCTCAGCCACAACGCGCTCTCGGGCCTTCCGACGACGAACGTCGTCGCGCTGCTCGCGCTCGGGAGCGCCATCGGCGACGCCTGCGCGATCATCCAAGGGAAGCAGATCAACTACGACCCGTCGCGGGCGCAGGATGGAAGCCTGACGATTGACACCCAGGTCCTTTCGTCCGGCGTCTCAATCGAGTGGGGCGAGATGCTGACGGCGTTCCAGGATACGTTCGCCAGCGCGGGTTCGGCGTCGTCGAAGGACGACGGCGCCAGCTCTGCATCCGGGCTGGCGGGGGTCCTCGAGATTGTCGATATCGCCAGCGGGACGCCGACCGTTGTCCTCGAGGACTCGCCGAACGATTCGTCTTGGTCCACACTGATCTCATTCACCGCCGTGGCCTCAGGCAATGAGCCATCGGCTGAACGGAAGACGGTGACCGGCACGGTCAATCGCTATCTACGACTGACCACGACGGGCACGTTCAGTAACCTAGACATGACCTTCGGATATCGCCGAGGGGAGAGCGCCGATGATGAGGCGTACTAATGGATCGCCCGCTCTACGTCGGGAGGTTGATTCAATCATTCGCGGCCCGGGCGCGGCCGGCCATTGGCATGGTAGCGCTCCTAGACCCGCGTCGCTTCATCAAGCGTCATCTCGTACAGATTCCCGATATTCACTGGAGGTCCGCGACGTGTGAAGAGGTCGCCTGTTCCCACCACGAGTTCGGATGGAGGACGATCGTACCGGCGAGCGGTCGGCAAGCCGACTACATCCGCCACTCGAGCGAACGGCGATTCCGGGAGGTCGCCAAGAGCGAGGGGCTGGTCGAGTTCCAATTCTATCCGGGGCAAACGTGTTTCAAATCTGAGAGGCATCGTATACAGACCGGCGAGGCGCCGATCTTAGCGCGCGGTCAGCGCGACGGAGGCATCGTCCTCCAGGAGCCGGACCGGTGGGTCGGGGAATTTAATGAGGAGACGTTCCAAGTTGGGCAGGCCCGGAAGCAAGGCAGCTACACAAACGGGAGGTGAGTGATGGCGAAGGAGAGTGCGGCACTGGCAGTGATCATCGATGACGCCGGGAGCGCGGCGCGCACGATATCGAATTCGATCGGCTCGGTCGACATGGCGACACCGCGGGGCGTTCAAGATGTGACGGGCGTCGATAAGACGTCAATGGAGCGGCTCCTGCTGCTCGGTGATTACAGTGCCACGTTTAATGGCTTTTTTAATGACGGCAGTAATGACGCCCATGCGGTCTTCAAGACCGTGCCCAGCTCGTCTGTGACCCGGACCGTTTCGGTAGCCCACAGCGGGCAGACGCTCGCCGTCGAGGCATTGCTGACGGACTACCAGCTCAGCCGTGCCCAGAACGGTGAACTGACGACCACGGTCCCGGCTGTTCTCCAGAGCGGCTCGGACCCCACCTGGTCGTAGCCAGGGGGCCTCGCCGGCGGACCGAGGGCTATAGAAGTAGTCCGCCGGAAATCGACTGCAGGAGGTGTGACATGGCGGCAGAAAGCAACCACCATGTTGAGCTTCCGAGCGGCGGCACGTGGGAGGTCAAACCCTTCCTCACTCATGCTGCTCGGGATGAGATGGAGAAGGCCGCACGGATCGCGTCGTTCGAGACGATGCGGGTGGCCACGGAGTCGGGACTCGACCTCGCGGCGCTGATCCCGACTCAGACCAACGGTGCCAAGGCATCGGCGACCACTGAGCTCGGGTCAGAGGAGAAGAACGCGCTCCTCTTGGAGTCGACCGCCGGCTGGTCGTTCGACGAGCCGGTGACGGCCGAACAGATCGGGGAGCGGGACCACCGCGACACCGATGCCGTCGTCGCGTACTGCGTCAAGCTCTACGAGCTGAGGACGCCCGTCGACGCGGAGGACGAGGCGGCGGGAAAAGAGCACTCCGCCGCCATGTCTTAGGGCTCGCCGCTGACATCGACATCCCGGTGCGGTATATAGACGCGCTTGAGGCGGTGTATCTGACGAAGGCGGGGATCCTGCGGCCGTGGTCGTGGGACGAGTGGCGGGAGCTGCCGGACTCGTTCGTCCGGCGGTTCCTGGAGGCCTCGCAGATGATCGCGACCGCAGGGCGAGAGGATAGCGGCGACGATGGGGGAGATTCCGTCGAATCGGACTTGGCCGAGGCGTCAAGCGCGATGGGGGAGATAGAGTGGCAAACGTAGTTGAGATCCTGATCAAAGCCCGTGACGAGAGCGCGCGAGCGGTGGGGGAAGCCACCGGGCGGCTGGATAAGCTGGCTGCTAAAGCGCGTGCAGTACGGGGGCCGCTACTCGCGATGTCCGCAGCCATGATCGGCATCGGCGCCGCTAGTGTGAAGATGGCCGCAGATTTCGAGACTGCGATGGCCGAGGTCAGAACACTGCTGCCCGATCTTGACAAAGGAGGGATGGAGAAGCTACGTCAGGGCGTCCTCGAGTTCAGCAAGGAGCTAGGGATCACCACAACACAAGCTGTCCCTGCCCTTTACCAGGCTATCTCGGCGGGTGTCCCTCCCGATAACGTGCTTGAGTTCATGCGGATTGCAGCGAGGGCAT